GGGTGTGAGCCACACGGCTTTTTACGATTGGATTGAAAGAGGAGGCGAGGCGAGGGCCTCTGCCCTTGCGCGTGCGCGCGCCCGAGGTGGGAGAAGTTTAGCAGAGCAGACGCTAGAAATTGCAGACGCTGCCACGCCTCAAGAGGCGCAAGTGGCCAAACTGAGAGTGGATACGAGGCGCTGGTTGGCCGCCAAGCAAGCGCCCGATGAGTATGGTGACAAGCAGCAGCCGCTGGTCAATATCGACCTTGGAAGCATGGCCCTTGATGCATTGCGCAAGCGCAACGTGACAATCGATGATATGAATACCAAATGATTCAGTCACTTTATACAACGACCATTATGTTAAGTGGATAAGTCGTTATCCACAGAATTAAGTGCATTAAAGTATTACAGACCTACTTATGCACAGGAATCTGTGGATAAAGTTGGCCAAAATCTGGGGACAAGTCGATGGTGGCCAGCTGGCGGTCGGTGGCCGTGACCCCCCCTTGGCCGGTTTGGCGGGGGCGACTGTGGCGGCACTAAACACCTACAAAAAAAATTTAAAAAAATTTTGAACTAGTTACCAAACAAGTCAAATTGTGCAAAAATGTCAACTCCACAAACAACGGAGTAAACGAATGAAATCTAAACTAGCCACAGTGGTCCTCAAAGGGCAAGAGTGGATCGTGATCGACACTGATGAGGAAAAAGACGGGAAGGTCTTCTGCACTTTAATGAGTCCAGATGGCATCACTGTTTTACACGCATGGGTCAATATCAACGATATCGTGGGAATAATATGAATACACAAATGCTTATTAAGGTGCGCCAGTTATTCAATGTGGATTATGTGCCGCGTAGCACTAACAGACATAATCAATTGCAATATGTCAAGGCATTAAGAATATTGGGTGATAAATGGTTAATCCATAAAAATAATGAAGTGCAGAAAATCCAGTGAAAAGTAATTTTGTAAATAATCCAGTCAGATTGAATGGAAACGTGCACGGCCACAAATTACAGATTTGTAATAAGTGCGCCATAAAAAAGCCGCCAGAGGGTGGGGTGGAAATGAGTGCGACCAGGTGGTTGTGTGCATCATGCTGGACCGATAGGATCACGGGTCGGCACTTAAAACAAGTGAGGGGTTTGTGAAAGAAAATGTCTTTGCCCAGTGGGTGGACCGATATCAGCCTGACCCTGTCTTGTTTGTCCAAGAGGTTTTGGGGGTTGACCCTGACCCATGGCAGATTGAATTTTTGAAGGCCATTGCGCGGGGTGATCGAAAGATATCGGTCCGGTCTGGCCACGGGGTGGGTAAGAGTACAGCAAGCAGCTGGGCCATGCTCTGGTACTTTATGACCAGATCGCCAGTCAAGGTGGTGGTGACAGCACCGACAAGCAGCCAGCTTTATGACGCGATGTTTGCCGAGCTAAAGCGCTGGATCAATGCGATGCCTTTGCCCTTGCAGCAGTTACTCACTGTCAAGCAAGAGAGGATTGAATTCAATGCTGCACCGACTGAGATGTTTATTTCGGCCAGGACAAGTCGGGCCGAGCAGCCAGAAGCCTTGCAGGGAATTCACTCAGAGAATGTGATGCTGGTGGCCGATGAGGCTTCTGGTGTGCCAGAGCAAGTGTTCGAGGCCGCGGCTGGATCGATGTCTGGCCACAACGCGGTGACGCTGCTTTTGGGGAATCCGGTCAGATCGAGTGGGTTTTTCTACGACACCCACACGCGCCTGGCTGATGAGTGGACCACGTTTCAAGTGGCCTGCACTGACTCGCCACGGGTGTCGGATGAGTATGTCCAAGAGATGGCCATGCGCTATGGCGAGGAAAGCAACGTCTACCGGATCAGGGTGATTGGTGAATTTCCGAAAGGGGATGATGACACTGTGATTGCCATGGATTTGCTGGAAAGTGCTTTGAATCGGGATGTCGCGCCAAGTGACTATGCACCCATGATCTGGGGCTTGGATGTGGCGCGGTTTGGCTCGGACAGATCAGCTCTGTGCAAGCGCCAAGGGAATGCGGTGACTGAGGCTATTCGGACATGGAAAAATTTGGACCTGATGCAATTGACTGGTGCGGTGGTGGCCGAGTATCAGGCGCTGCCACCAAGCCAGCAGCCAAAGGAAATACTGGTCGATTCGATTGGTCTTGGTGCTGGCGTGGTGGATCGGCTGCGGGAGCTGGGCCTGCCAGCGCGTGGCATCAATGTGAGTGAAAGCCCAGCCATGGGCGGGACTTACAGGAATCTGAAAGCAGAGCTTTGGTACAAAGCAAGGGCGTGGCTTGAAGCGCGGGATTGCAAGATGCCAAAGGATGAGGTCTTGATTGCTGAACTGGCCACAGTGCGGTACTCATTCACTTCAAACGGCAAGATCGCCATTGAGGGTAAAGACGAGATCAAGCGCAGAGGATTGCCCAGTCCTGACAAGGCCGATGCCTTTGTCCTGACGTTTGCCAGTGACGCGGTGGCAGGGATGTACGGGTCAAGTGGATCAGGAAAGTGGTCTCAGCCCCTGCGCAGAAACCTTGTGCGGGTTGCATAATTCGGGTATTGACAAACCAATGGGGGAAACCTATGAAGGCAATGAGTAAAGCGCAAAAGAAGGTCGGCAAGGTAATGGGTGAGTACAAAGCTGGCAAGCTCCACAGCGGTGGAACTGGCAAAATTGTTAAGAATCCTAAACAGGCCATTGCCATTGCAATGTCTGAGGCAAAGATGCCAATGCGCGGTCAGCGCACGGCCACAAACAAGGCAAAAAAATAATGGCTACTATGCAGCGCACCATGAGCCAGGTCATGGACAAAGAAGAGGGCGAAGACATGGGCGCAGGCGAGAGCTGCCCCATGCCGACGCAACTTATTACCCTCAATCTGAAAAACCGCGCCAAGGCAATTACCAGCGCGGCCTATGGTCCTGAGAATCCCAAGCTGCCTAATGAGGCTTTTTGGCGCAAGAAGGCTGACCAGTGGGATGTGAGCATGGATGACGCAAAGCAAAGCCTATGCGGTAACTGCGCGGCATTCAATGTGTCTGACAACATCAAAGAGTGCATTGCCCAAGGCATTGGCATGGAAGCAGACCCATGGGGAACAATCAAGTTGGCCGATCTGGGTTACTGCGAAATCTTTGATTTCAAGTGTGCAGCAAGCAGAACGTGCGATGCATGGGTGGTTGGTGGTCCGAACACGGGTGAGCAAGAGGGTGAAGAATCTGAAGACTATGAAGAAGGAGAAGAGGAATGAAACAAGGTTTGTATTCCAACATTGCAGCCAAGAGAGAGCGTATCAAGTCCGGCTCTGGTGAAAAGATGCGCAAGCCTGGCGCTAAAGGCGCGCCAAGCGCTGCCGACTTCAAAGCCGCGGCCAAGACTGCAAAGAAGCCAAAGAAATGAAGACACCGGCTTGGCAGCGTAAAGAGGGTAAGTCACCCTCTGGTGGCTTAAATGCCAAGGGCCGTGCCAGTGCGAAAGCTGCTGGTATGGACCTTAAAGCGCCAGTCAAGTCTGGCGACAATCCAAGACGCGCATCATTCTTGGCGCGGATGGGCAATATGCCTGGTCCTGAGATGAAGGGTGGCGAGCCGACCAGACTGCTACTGTCTTTGAAGGCATGGGGTGCAAGCTCCAAGGCCGATGCCAAGGCCAAGGCGGCTGCAATATCTGCAAGAAATAAGGCAAAGAAATGATTTGTCCGATTGTCATTGCCACTGTCAAGGGCCATGGTCTGGCCGTATTGCTAGAGTCAATCAGGCAATATGCGCCAGAGTGTCCGGTTTATCTGCGCGGCCCTGAGTCTGTCATTGAGCATTTTGATGCGGATTACAAAATCTTTGGCCAGCCAAGGAGCTTTGGCGAGGACTATAACGAGGTGATCGAGGCGGCCATGAAAGACTGGTCGTCTTGCATTGTGGCCAATGATGATGTAGTGCTGACACCTACCAGTGTGAAAGTGCTGATGGAAGATGTGTCCATTGTCAGGACCATGAACAGCTACAAAGCTGGGTGGGTCGCATCAAGAACTGATGCAGCTCCACCTTGTCAAAATGTGCGGGTTAGTGAGCCAGATGAGAAGCTCTACTTTTACAAATTCCCGTCTGAGTCACAC